GCGCCGTGGCAGATGAGGCAGGAGCATTAACTGAAAAGGTTATTCGGCTTTTGGCCGGGTGGCAGCCGGTAGCTTCACGCATTCCATTACGGTTCTTATCAGTGCGAGATGGTTACAGCTCAAGTTTTGCATATATCACTATCATTTTTGAATCCGAAAAGTTTATTTAAGGAGCCATCATGGCGAAACAATACAAAGCATTAAAGCCGGTCGGCCGCTTTAAGCAGGGCGACATTGTAGGCGGTCTGGCCGATGCCCAGATTAAAGAATTACTGGCCAAGGGTGTCATTGAAGAAGTGAAGACCACGGCTGCTACAGCAAAAAAGGCATCTGCAGGGGATACTAAGTAATGAGCACAAATTATATTTCACTCCAGGGTAAGTTTTACTTAGCTAAAATTACGGCAGGCGTGGCAGGTGCTATGCGCCACATCGGTAACGTGCCAGAGTTTGAACTGGAAATTGGTGCAGATGTGCTGGAGCATACTGAATCAAAGTCTGGAATGCGTACGACTGACTTTACGATGGTGCAGACCACTTCAGTTAACTTCTCCGGCCAGCTGGAAGAGGTGAACAAAGAAAATCTGGAATACATCGTTTCTGGTACCAATACAGACGTCGCTTCGGAAGCTGTCACTGATGTTTCACTGGGCACCGTGGCTGCTGGTGAAGAAATCAAGCTCGATGGCTACAACCTCTCCGCTGTGACATTCAAAGACTCTACTGTCGGCACACCGGTTACGCTGACTGAAGAGCAGTACACGCTTGATGCCAAGTTTGGTACGGTTACATTTAATGATGTGGCAGGCCTAACGATGCCGATACTGGCGTCTTACACCAATGGTGCGGTGTCACATACCACGCTGGCATCTAACTTCAATGAAGAATACGAGCTGTTCTTCAAAGGCATTAACACAGCCAATGGTGAACACATGGTGGTTCGCTTATGGCGCACTAAAAAGTCACCTGAAACCACATTCCCATTAATCCATGAAGAATTAGGGCAATACTCTATTTCAGGTCAGGCATTATCGGACGTTACAAAACAAAATGATGCAACGCTTGGGTTATACGGTCACATCGTAACAATTCCTGCGGTTCAACCTTAAAACCAACACAGGCACAAGAAAACTCCACGACGCATAGGCGTCTTTTTTTGTGCCTGTTTTTTAAATTTCTTTCATTTGCATTAAGCGATTAATGAAAACGAAAGGGATTCATCCCATCACTTAACTAAACCGTCCTTTATGGGCGGTTTTTTTATGCCTGTTTTCAGGCAAACCACTGGCTAGAACGACGGTTCGAAAAGCACGTTTTCATATTCAGCGTGCCTGCCAGTTTCTTTTTTTTGAATATGATTAGGAGGAAGTCATGAATATGATGACATCATTAAATTTACGCGCCATGGTCTCAAATGAAAATGGCGAACCAAAGACAACCAGTTATGCAGTGGCGGAAGCATTTAAAAAACGACACTCCGATGTGCTTCGAGCAATTAAAAATATGAAGTGCTCACAGAAATTCCGTGAACGCAATTTTGCGCTTTGCTTTGAAAACAACAAGTTACAGAACGGAAAGCCTAGAAAATTTTACCAAATGACCAAAGATGGCTGGATGTTTCTGGTTATGGGCTTCAATGGTGAGAAGGCAGATGCAGTAAAAGAGCAATTTATTGATGCCTTCAACTGGATGGCAAGCCAATTAACCCAAGTCTTTCAATCTAAATGGGCGCGATATAACCATATTGTCGGTTATCGCAATAGTCGAAAGCAGCAAGTTAGTTGCTCGGCCAGAGATATGAATGCATGGAAACATGAAAAGCATCCGCTTGATGATGAAATAGCGCAATTAGAGAGTGAATTGCAACCATCATTGCCATTCTTCCAATCATCTTGATCAGATTTTAAATCTAATCAAAACCATTGCCACCTTCGGGTGGCTTTTCGAGATTCCATCATGAATGATTTTTTCTTAGCAGATAATCGCAGTATTCAGCTGGGCGATATTGAAGTGCGTCAGATTCAGGTGAAAAACTATGATCAATGGCTTGGCTGTACTGCACAAATTAAAGTGTTTTTAGATAAAAAAGATCATTCAGATGAAGTTTTAACACAGCTGTTTTTAGCTCATCCGGTAGATGTTTTTAAAATGTGTCTACTGGTGACTTCGATTGATGCGGATCAGTTGAAGAAACTGGCGGTTGATCAGCCAGAACTTATTAAGCTGCTGCGTACCATTGTGAGTGTGAACAGCGCAGGCCTTAAGGTGGAACCAAAGCCTAAAGGCAAGGCCGATCCTGACGCCAGTTGGTTTGATTCATTCCAGTTTTTAATCAGCCTGGGTCATCGGCATGAGGATATTATGAATATGTCCTATGGTGCATTTCAGGCCTATCTGAAATCTGGTCGAAAGAATTATATGAACGATGTCAGCTTAAACGCTACCGCTGTGCGCGCTGCACAACATTCAGATAAAAAGGGTTTTGACAAGTTTAGAAAAGAGCTAAATAAACAGTGATTCATGCCACATAATTTATTAATATACTGAAAAATATTAAATAAACGGTGGGGTATGGCAACTAAGGTATGCAACTCATGTAAAAAAATTATGCGTTTTGAGCAAACGCACTGTCCAAGTTGTGGTGCTGAATACAAAAAATCTATGCCGAAATGGATGATCGCAGTGGCTGTTGTGGGTACGCTGGTGTTTAGTTTTGTACTTGCGACACCGAGCTCTGATTCTCCAGATCTAGAGAAGTCAGCACAAGTAAAGGCCATTGAACAACAAACGCAATCACGACTCGCTCTGCAGTCATTTTTGAAAGATTCGGCGACTGCTCAAATAAGAAACCATAATGGATACTGCGGTGAAGTTAATAGCAAAAATAGCTTTGGCGCCTATTCAGGCTTTAAGCGCTTTATTGCATCACCTGCAATCGTTGTGATCGAAGGCGAAAATATGAAGCCAGATGAATTTCAAAGAACATGGGAAAAGTTCTGCTTATAAAATTTTCTAAGGATTGATATGTCAAATTGTCCAGGTTGTGGCTCATCCAACACCAAAACGTTAAACATGGTTTGGTTAAGTGGAACAAGAAAAGGGAAGAGTGGTTTTGGTGGGGTGGGTATATCTACCAGTGGGCGGGTTACTGTTGGTGGTGGTCGAGGGCGTTCATCATCTCAATCAAATTTAGCGGCTACATGTGCTCCACCTAAGAAAAGCTCCTTACCAAAAATAATAGTCGGCCTACTTGGAATTATGTTTGTGCCACCTTTATTTTCTGGTGCTTTAAGTATTTTTACCGAACCAAAACTCCTGCATGGTGTCTTGAATTTTATTGTGTGCGCACCATTACTCGGGTTATTACTTTGGGGTTTGATGAAGCTTTATCGAAAACTGGATGGCAACAACAAGCAGGCTCAAGCCGATTATGCTAGAACGTGGATTTGCCTAAAATGCAACACACGCTTTATTCCATATACTCACAATAAGGGTAAAGTCAAAGAGGACGCAGATAGTCTAACTAAAGATATAGATAATCTATTAAGTAAAAGAAAAGCACCTTAGGGTGCTTTTTTGGTGCTCCTCATATTTGAGGAGTGCTGTTCGGTCAAATTGACCGAGAAGGGGGTCTGTAAATTTGCAGATGCTTGATGCTCATATTTGAGCATCATATTCAGAGCCTCAATTTGAGGCTCTGGAAGCAAGGCTCAGATGTGAGCATTGACACTCAATTTGAGGGTCAATGGTAACGGCACTCAATTTGAGGGTCGTTGAATTAATAATCTCGTCCATCCAAGTAATTCAACCTATCTGTAGCTTCACTCTGGAAAGACTCTAAATACTCGACACTTTTTTCAAGTTCTTCAACTCGCGTATCCAATTCTTTAAGCCTTAATAATTCATTTAATACTGACTTAGCCCAAGCCTCAAGTTTATCGGGATCAGTAATATTTTTTGGGTTGGTTGGCTCAGGGAGGCTATCGAGTTCAAATGTTCTCTCTAGTCGCAATTGAGCTTCAGCATTAATAGATCTGCTGTTTCGCTTGGCAGCATCAACTATCTGCTGTTTTAGCTCAGATGGTATGCGTAAGTTAAATTGAACATCTTCAGACATTTTCTAGTCCTAATATTTTGATAGCAATTGTTAGCAAAATATGTTGACACAAGTTTGAATTGTTTGCTATGTTAGCAATTGTTAGCTAGTGCTAACATTGAAATGGAGGCAAAAATGGCAAGACAAGATCCACAGGTAAACGTGCGTATACCTGAAAAAACTTTAGAGCGATTTAAAGAGGAAACTCAGAAAGATCGCAGAACTATCACAGCTCAGCTAAATATGATCATTGAAGAGTGGTTAGAGAAGCGAGAAAACCAAAAGAGTGCGAAAGCATGAAATCAATAGGCACAAAAAAACCTTGCCTGACTACCAATCAAATACAAGGTCTAGTTGCCATCACAAAGGATGTAAAACACATGTCTAATTTAACACAAAATTTAGTAAATCCAAACGCTCAACCGTTGGTTATTGGTGATTTCTCTATTCGTCAGGATGAGGATGGTCGTTATTGCCTGAATGACTTGCATAAGGCAAGCGGCAGTGAGGCAAAGCATGCACCTAGATTTTTTATCAGAAACCAACAAACTCAAGACCTGATCACCGAAATAGAGCAAGGTGCAAATTTGCACCTTGATCAGAAAGCAGTCAACACCATCCACGGGGGCAACAACCGAGGCACTTATGTTGTTGAAGATCTGGTCTACTCATACGCTATGTGGATTTCTGCAAAGTTTCACTTAATTGTGATTCGTGCGTATAAAATGCTGACAACACAATGGAAGGTTGGTAGTCGTCAGACTATTTCGCCTGAGCAAAAAGACACACTGCACAAAATCGTTGACCATAAGGTAAACGGCAATCAAGGTTTGCGCGCACAGGTCTGGACACGACACAACCGACATTTCAAAATTAACTCTTATCACGAGCTACTGGCTATTCATTTTGAGGATGCAGTTAAGTATCTGCTGGAAATGGAGGTTAAGCAAAGGGTTGAGAAAGAAGAGGTTAAGGCTCTGCCATATCCACCAGAGGTAATTCAGGTAGCCCAGCAGATTAACCAAGAGTTCAATAACTCTAAATATGATTCTTGGCATGTGAGCGCTCGCAATGGTGTATTAACTGCAATGCCACTACCTCCGGGCTTCTACCCAACAATGGATATTGCCGAATTTACCAAGCGTTTTGATAGTGTATTGGATTTGCTTTATGGCACAGATACTTTGCGACTAGGGCGTTATTTCCTAAAAGAGCGTAATTCTAAATAAAACAAGAACCTCCTTCGGGAGGTTTTTTAATGCCTGAGATTTGAGGTCAGTATGTCAAAGAATTTAACTTTTAAGTTGGTAATGGAAGCCGACACCAAGGGCTTTGTTAGCAATATGCACCAATCCGAAAAAGCTGCAAAGGAGGCGTTTGCGGTATTAAAGGATGGTGCAGCATCGGTTACAGGCAGCACAGAAGGCGCTACAAAAGAGATTGATAAACTTGGCACGCAGTCACAAGAAACAGCGCAACAAGTAAAGCAGCTTGATAAAGAGCTTGAAACAACCAGTCAGGAATTAAGCCAAACAGAAACAGCATCAAAAAGCGCATCAGCTGAGTTACAGGGATTAAAAAACGGCTTTACGGTTCTGTCTGGTGCACTGGCAGCACTTGGCATTGGTACTACTGCGAT